TTACGCGATGCCGGCGAGCTGATCGCATTCCTTCTTTGCTGCTGCGCGGCGCTCGTCGATGTAGTTGGCTAGGTCCTGCACGTATACGCCCTTTGCGCTTTTTTGCGATGATTCGATCCGAACGAGAGGTAGCTTGATTTCTCCGTAAGTGATCTTTCGAAGCAGCTTGTCCACTTCAAGGTGCGGGAAGTACGAGCGGCAGACTTCATCAATCGGAATGACCGCACGTGCGCCGAACTGCGCCATCAAAAGAAAAACAGTATTCATTTGACACTCTATGTCGGGTCGTTACTACGACATCGGATTGATCGCTCGGTCGAGCTGCATCAACCCTGTTTCGATGGATAGACGCGCTTGTTCCGCCCACGTGCGTGCCTCTTGCGCAGCTTTATGCCGGCTATAGCTGCCGACCTCGTCGCGCATGAGGTCGAGCAGTTCGATATCCGCGCCAAGTGCGACGACCTCGACCAGCTTGCGGATCTCGAGGCGCAGGGCTTCGATTCGCGCGATCGTTGCGAGTCGGGTAACCGACTCGCTTTCCTTCTTCTGGATAGCTTTTCGCCGCGCGAGCGGCGCTTCGTTCGTCTGGATCGCTTTTGCGGGCGCCAGCCCGCTGCTGTTGACGTCGTCGTTCGATGCGTGCGCCGGGACGGCGCCAGCGAAGGAAAGCCGTGGGCGTTTGTCCGCCGCACCCCGCTTACGCGGCAGCGGACGTGGGGTAGAAGTGGCCGGGAGAACCATCATTTAGCGGACTCCTTTGCCATTTCTTCGGTCCAGTCCGGGTCGGGCATCGTCCAGAGCTTGTCCAGCCATTTGCGCACTGTCGCAAGCTCCTTTGCACCCTTAACATTCGGTCGCTCAAGCAGGGCCGTGAATTCACTCACGGCTGCCCGTATGGCTTGGCCGCGCGTCGGAAACGTCGCGTCGAAGTGGCGCATCGAGGGCAGTCCAGTTTTCGCGCAATGGCCGATTTGCGCGCTGATCGAATAGATCCAGACGCCAACGTCGGGCTGTGCAAGGTGAATTTGCGCGGGGTGAGTGCCATAACGTCCGGTGATCGGAGCCCGGATATTCTCGCAGTCTGCAAAGGCACCGTGCTCATTCGGAACATGGATGGGATGCACGGTCTGCCGGGTCGGCACGGCATCGAGCAAGTCCGCATGCGGAGTAAGAGCGGTATGCACGGCTGCGATCGTGCCGGGCGAGAGCTTGCCGAACACAGGGTCGTGCAGAACCGACTGCAGCGCCTGCAAAAGTTGCTTTGCATGCGCCTCGGTGACCTTGTGGGCCGTGGGTTTCGCGAGCGCCTTCTTGGTGACCTTCGCTTTCCCGCCTGCCTTAGCCTGCGCTGCGGCGCTTTGGAGCCGCTCAAGGGCTTTCTCGCCGCCGTGCGCCCGGATTTCTTCGATCGCCAATGTCGACGAAACGACCTTGTTGCGGACCAGTTCCTGCACGGCTACTGGCGCGTTCGCCAGCAGCAGGACGTCACGGATGGTCTGGTCGGTGACGTTGAGCCGCTTGCAGATGGCGGCGTTGGACTCGCCGAATTCCTGCAGTTCCACGACTTTTTCCGCAAGCTGCAGCGGCGTCAGCTTTTCGCCGTCGTTGTTCGTGATGCCGGCGTAAATCAGATTGACGCGATTCACCGACTTCGCTTCGTCGATCACGACCGGCAGGCGCTCGATCTCCTTATCCTTTGCAAATCCGCCTTCCTTGATAGCGAGCAGCGCCGCGTGATAGCGGTGCTGGCCTTCGTAGACAAAAATCCGATCTTCGCCGCCGACCTTACGCACGAAACACCCGAGTGGTTTCTTACGATCGTAGCCATTCGCCTTCATCAGTTCCGCGAGGTGCCGCACGCGATCCTGATCCAGCGGGCGAACGTTGTCGCGCGGATCGTAGTGAATCTGATCGGGCGGTAGAGTCCAGAGATCCGACGATCCACCGCCAGCGGCCTTGACCGCGGCCTTTGTGTTGCCGGTGACAATCGGTTCGGCTTCCAGTAACGAGCGCGCGTTAGCCATTGTTGACCTCCCGCCTCGGCGGGATACCGCCGACGTCGGCAAAGGTCGCGTCCGGTGCGTAGTGAAACAGCGTGCCGTCGAACGGGGCGATCGCAATGCCTGCGAGCCAGTACACGAGGCGTTCGTCCGACCGCCGGATGGCCTGCCGCACGACTGTGGCGCACACCAGCAGGTGCAGCTCCAGGCGGAGCGCCTGCCGGTCGGCGTGCGGCAACGCCGCTTCAATGTCGTCGATCGTGAGCGGGTCACGCTGGCCGGCGAAAAACGCGATCAGCGCCTTGCAGATCGGGGAGAGATTATTTGACATAGTGTCTCCGGATTCGCGCGTAGCGATAGCTGCGCAGGAATGGTCGCACGAAGCAGAGCGCGCAGAACGCGGCGATGGCGACGATGATGAGCTTGCCGGCGGATACGCCGGCGAGGAGCCAGAGGATGGAATCGATCAGGCCGAACACTGCGCCGACTGCGCGTTGCTGCGCGGAGCCGGTCAGGAGCCAGACGGCGGTACATGTCGTGGCGGCGACGAGCAGACCAAAGATCATGCCGCCTCCTTCACGCGCATCGGCCGCGCCTGCCAGCCTTTCCTGGCCGACTTTTTCACCTTTGCAAGCGCACGCGCGGTTTCCGTTCGCGCGTTTGCGGCGGCCCGGATGGCGCCCTCGCAGTCGGCCACGCTTGGATAGGAGATCTGCGTACGGACGACGTCGCGGCCGTCCATGATCATGTAAAGAGTGTGAACGCTATCTGCTATGGGCTTTCGCGCGACGACATATTTTCCGACGAGGATGGGCGTCGTCGGACGCGCAGCCATAGGGTCGTATTTGACGATGGTTCGAAGGCCGATCGTATCTCTACGTCCGGCCCCGATCTGGGATGTAGACATCAGTCTGGGCATTTGGCGTTAGTCTGAATCGCCGGAGGCAAGACGTTTGCCGTCTGGCGTGGGTTGGTCAGCGTGACGCTGTTTTTTCCGCAACCCGGCGCAGTTCCTGAGACACAGACGCAAGGCGGGATTCCTGAGGGCGTTGATGGCCGGACCGGCGACGCGGCGGAGCCGAAACTCACGCGCGATGTCGACCTCGGTGACGGAAATTCGCTCGGCCATCGCTGCGGCTTACGCGGTCGCCCTTGCCGGCGCGGTGGCCGAGGGCGCGTCGGCGGGCGCGGGCTGGAACAACGCAATGCCCACGGCAATCGCTGCTGCGATGAATACCGCCCGCCAGACCCTGGACTTTTCAAAGTCACTTTGGCGTACCACGATGTAGCCGTCCGCAGGCTCGGTGGGCAAGCCCTGTTCGCTCCGAAGCCAGGACTGGCGGGCCTCTTCGTTCATTTCGATGTTTTTCATTCAGATCTCCGGTTAGACGCGAAAGTGCGTCACGGAGAAATGTAGTCTTTTAAGGCTTATCAAGTCAAGCCATATATGACTTAATCGGCGCGAGTGATCGACGGCAGGACGGCGACTCGCGAGTGCGACGAGTCGCCGTTGTCTAGCTAGCCGTTCTGGCGTCGGGGATTAAGGCTTAATCCAATCGTGAGTTGCGCCGCCAGTGACAGGGCGACGTCGACCCACGCGATTTGGTTGATGAAGATTGCTGCAAGGAACGCGGTGGACAGGAGGGGAATCATCCCAATTCTGCCGGCGCTGCCCCGCGGGCGTGGTTGATTGCGGAGCCTGTGCGCTCGGATGCGGCTCTGCAAGTCCAGCAGCCCTGATTCGATAGCAGGCGCGAATTCAGGTTCTATGCCGGTGGCCGCAAGGGTGACAGTGCCGTCTTGGGACAGCAGCACCATTGCGAAGGCGATCGGGGGAGAGCCGAGTGAATCGATTTGCGCGAGAACCGCTTCTCGGACTCGATCAACTCTCTCTTGCTGGGAGCTTGTGGCGCTGGTTGTGCTGGCGTCGGCCGCCCTTAGCCGCGTGCGATACTGGGCAAGATCAGCGACGTCTGCGCTTTCCACCCCGTGGTGTTTTTTGGTCTTCATCGATGCTCAACGTTTTGTTTGATAATTGACGTTGAGCTACGCGGCCTGCCATTTCCTTCTGTGCCGCCGTTGGGTAAATAGTTTTTGAGAAGCTCAGTGCGGTACCGGTGTCGGCCGCGTCCGCTCGATGCGATGCGAGGATGAAGTCGATGAATGCCTGGATCTTTGCGCGATCCTCTGCGGACAACTCGGCAAGGCTCTTTTCATCATATTCCAACGACGGAGATTGCGCGCTCTTGTCGGTCAATAGCTCAGTCAGGCTGACCCCCAGTGCGTCTGCCACTGCTTCCACGTGTCCCAATTGCGGGTCTACCTCGGCGTTCTTCATTCGGCCGATCGTCCGTTGTGCAACGCCGGAGCGCGTTGCAAGTCGCATTTGAGTGTTGAGAACGGGGTGCGCATCCATTAGCCGGCTTAGGTTGGCGGCAAGGATTTCCCGGATCGACGGCTTTTTCATGAAGGAATGTTGCCGAATATGGCTAGACACATGTGTCTAAGTTCGTGGCAATGTTGCCTTGAAAAATAGCCATAAAAGACTTAATATCGGGCTTCACTATGGCGTGAGGGCGCGGCGATGAATGAAAACGAGGAAACGTGGTTGGCGACTGTCGTTCGCTGCCTGCAGGAGACAAAGGGCAAGTGGCGGTCGATCGCAGATGCCACCGGCATACCTTACGACACGCTCACCAAGATTGCTCTCGGTCGGGTCGCAGACCCCAGAGTCTCCAATGTTGAGGCGCTGTTTAACTATTTTTCGGCCAACACCAAGCAACCGGCGGCGGCCGATTGCGCTCACACGACGCACTGATGGTTTCCTGAGCATGGCGTTTATCGCTGGTCGGGTCATGTTCGCATCGTACGGATGCCGGGTCGCGGTAAACAGAATGAAAAACACCCAATCCAAAGAACCGGGGCTGCAATGACGTGCCGATACAGTGGTACCGAATGGCTCGACGTCCTCTACACGTCGGTCCGCAATACGCCGGGTGGCGTGGCAGACGCAGCGAACTTCCTGACCCTGCGTCGCGGCAAGGGGATCGCCACCGAATCGTTGCGACTGCGTCTGCGCGGCGAGGGCGAAAACCGCCTGTCGATGGAGATGTTCGAGCTGCTCATCGAATGGATGCAGGAAAAGAAGGAAAGCGCGCCATTCGCGCTCGACCCGTTACATGCGCTCAATGAGCGCTTCGGCCTGATCGCCGAGCGCAGCGCTGATGCGGCCGAACACGCCACCGACGACCACCACGATGTCGAATCGCTCACGCGCGCGACGCTGCATCTGCAGGCGCATGTCGGCGAGGTCGCATCGGAGGTCGTGCGCGCGGTCGCTGATCGCCGCATCGACATCAACGAGGCGGAACAGCTGACGGTGGTCGGCCGCAAGGGCCAGCGCCTCTTCGAGCGCCTGATCAGGACGGCCGGCCGTCTCGCCAAGCTGGGCCGCAGGTAAGTGGCGCCGCGTTTCCCGATCGAGCGTTGCTGCTGCAACCCCGAGCGCGCCCGCATCCAGCTCGCGTGCGACGACGACCGGCGCCTTGCCTGCGCGATGCGGCAGCTCGGTGTCGTGGCGCGTACTGATCCCCAGCAGGCCGCCGCATTCCTGCAGCCGCTGTTTTCACCCTTTGCCGCCGACATGCTGCTTCAGGCCTGCCGGTCACTCGGGCTCGTCGACGTCTGGATTTCCTGCGCGGCGCGTTACTGCGCGGCGCGGCCGACCCGCGACGGGCGGCGCAACTTCTTCGGCTACATCCGCTGGCACGTCGACGATGCGGAATACGCCGTCCTGACGAAGCGTCACGCCGCCGAATGGCATCGACTGCGCGCGGGCCGCACCACGGAGACAAAGTGACTTTGCACAGTGCGAGTTCATTGCTGCGCCGCCGCCATCCCGCACCGCGCCGGGCCTCGTCAGGGCGACAGATCTATGTCGCCGGACGGGCCGCCTGGCGCTCCTTCTCTCATCAACGCGAACTCGAAAGGAGAATTCTCGAATGTCTTCGCTAGACCAGATCATTTCGCAGCTCCAGTCGGCAGGGCATCCCGCGCTGCCCGACGGGCATCCCGTCGACGACGGCAAGCCGCATCGATACGGTCCAGGCAAGAAGTACTGGTACTCGCTGCACAGGATCGAGCGCGGCGGTCTGATCCTCGGCTATACGGGCGCGTTCGGCCGGTGGTCCGGTAACGACAATGGCGCACAGGCTTTCCAGTGGCAGGGCGAGACGCTGACACCGGAAGACATCGATGCGGCCCGGCAGCGCCAGGAAGCGGCCGAACGCGTCGACGCCGAAAAACGCGCGCATGCCGCGAAGATGGCGGTCAACCGTGCGCGCAGCCAGTGGCACAAGGCACGCGACGAGGGCGCGTCGGCCTATCTTGAGCGCAAGCAGATCACGCCAGAGGCCGTGCGCTTTGACGACGACGGCACGCTGCTCGTGCCGATGTTCCAGTATGCGGACGGTATTCGCCTGGTCGGCCTGCAGAAGATCACGCCGGATGGCGCGAAGCGGTTCAACAAGGGCATGGAAAAGAAGGGCGCCTCGTTCATCCTCGGCGACCTTGCCGCGGACGACAGGGTCGCGATGATCGCCGAAGGCTACGCGACCGGGCGCTCGATCCGCATGGCAACGGACGAGGCGGTGCCGCTGTCGGTGTGCTTTGACGCGGGCGGCATCCTGCCCGCTGCGCGATACCTGCGAGACACGTATCCGGACCTGCATCTGCTGATCTGCGCGGACGACGACTGGAAGATCGAACAGCGCCTGCGCGAGCACCTCGCCGACGAGTTCGGCTATGGCGGGGAACTGGTGATCGGCGCCGACGCCATACGTATCGAGACGAAACAGACGTGGTACAGGGTGCGCGCGCAGTTCAGGCGCGACGATCACGGCGTGGGTTTCATCGAGCTCAGCTACGGCAATGATGTCATGCCTGAACGCAAAAGGCGCTTCGAGAACACGGGTCTGAAGTACGCATATGAAGCGGCAGCCGAGGTCGGCAATGCGAGCGTCGTGTTCCCCCGGTTTGCCGATCGCGGCGAGCGGAAGCTGACCGACTTCAACGATCTGCATTGCGAGGAAGGGCTCGACGTGGTCAGGCAGCAGATCCAGTCGGCCCTGCTCGGCGCCCTCGCGCCGGCCACCGACGATATCCTGCCGTATCCCCACCTGCAGGCCGAAGAATCGACGGATGATCCGCTGTACACGCAGGCTGTTGCTGTCGTACGCAAGACATCGCGCGCGTCCGTTTCGCTTGTGCAGCGTGAGCTGCGCATCGGTCACAACCGTGCGGCGCGGCTGCTGGAGCATATGGAAGCGGCTGGAGTTGTGTCGCCGGCGGCGGCAAACGGCACGCGTACGGTGACTGGTGCGGAACGTGCTCCGCACCCAACGTCCGCTGGCGCTGCACCGGAGGAATGGCACGGTCGGGAGGCAGAGAACGGCGCGCATACGTGGGAGATGAAGCTCGCGCGCTCGGACAAAGGCACCTTGCTCCCCACGCTCGGCAACGTGCACCTGATCCTCGCCAATCACAAGTCGTGGCAGGGCGTGATCGCCCAGGATGACTTCGCGGGTCGCGTCGTCAAGCGCAGGGTGCCACCCTTTCAGCAGGGCGAACTCGGCGAATGGTCCGACATGGACGATATCCGCTGCGTACTGTGGCTGTCCCAGTCGTACGGGATCGCAGTGCGGCAGGACATCGTCATGAGCGCGGTGCTGCTCGTCGCCGACCAGCATCACTATCACGACGTGCGCGAATACCTCGAAGGGCTGGTGTGGGATGGCACGCCGCGCGTGCGCTCGTGGCCGACGAAGTACCTGCATGTCGCCGACAGCGAATACGTGCAGCTTGCCGGCATGAAGTGGATGATTGCCGCCGTCGCGCGTGTCATGCAGCCCGGCTGCAAGGCCGATAACGTGCTGATCCTGGAAGGCAAGCAGGGCTGGGGCAAATCGACGGCGCTCGAGGTGCTGGCCGGCAAGCCGTGGTACACGAATTCCCCGATCCGTATCGGCGAGAAAGACACGTACGCGGTGATGGCCGGAAAGTGGATCATCGAGCTGGCCGAGCTCGACTCGCTGAACAAGAGCGACTCCTCCGCCGCAAAGAGCTTCTTCGCGACCGAGACGGACCGCTTCCGGAACTTCTACGGTAAGCGGGCGACCGACGTGCACCGGCAGGGCGTTTTCGCGGGTTCGGTGAACTTCGATACCTACCTGAAGGACGAATCCGGCAACCGGCGTTACTGGCCGATCCGCGTCGGTGGCCCGGTCGATATCGAGGCGCTGCGGCGCGATCGCGACCAGCTGTGGGCAGAAGCCGTGCACCTGTATCGCAGGCGCGTCATCTGGCACGTGACCGAAGAAGAACGGCCCCTGTTCGAGATCGAGCAGACCGAGCGCTACGAGGGCGATGTGTATGAGGACAAGATCGCGCGTGCGATCGAGTATTCATCGCGCACGACGATGGAAGAGATTCTCGCCGATGTCCTCAAGCTCGATACGTCCAAGTGGACGCTTCCTGAGCAGCGCCGCGTCGGCAAGGCGCTCAAATCCCTCGGCTGGGTGCGCAAGCGGGAGTCCACGGGCAAGCGCGGCTGGTACTACGTCCCTGAAGAAGAGGCGCCGGTCGCCGCTGATGCGGTCGCAGCGGTTGCGGCGGTCGCGGTGGCAGCGGGTGATGACGATGACAGCCCGCTCTGACCGTATGGCGACGCGCGAATTCAAGGCGATGTCCAACACCGCGCAGCGCGCCATGTTCGACGCTCTGGCGCGCTGCTGCGCCAGCGTCGGCGCGCGGCCCGCTGTGCCTGGAGCCGGCCCATGTCCCAACGTCCCAAGGGTCGCCCTCACGTGGGTGCGCAGGCGCGCGACATGCGCGACGTGTGCAGCACGCATGTCGCGCGCTGCGCCCGCACGCCTGACCTTTTTCCCTTGGGACATCAGGACATTGGGACATGGAGGAGCTGATCAATGAGCGAACTGAAGGAAAGAGCCGGAATTGCGATGAATGTGCGGGTGCAGCTGGCCGATGTCGCGCCGGATCGCCAAGTTACTTTGGGTGCGCTCGCGATGGTCGACGAGCTCGGCAACATGCTGTGGCACATGAAGTACGGTCAGGACTTGCGGCGACGTGCGTTGCATCGTGCGTCGCTGTTGCTTGCATCGAGAATCGCGGACGGCAGTCGCTATAGACGCGGGAAATCCGCGGGTGCAAAGTTCCGCGACGCAAAGTTCCGTGACCCCAAGCGTGACGGTGAAGCTGCATCGGATGGTCCGTCGTTGCTTGTGCGTTTCGCCGAGCGTGCAATCGTTGAATGGATTGCCGACCAGTGCTCTGCGTGCGGCGGCAGGGGCATGCGTGGCGGTGGCGGCAGGATCGTGCGCCGCATCGATTGCAGGTCATGCCGGCCGGTACGCGATGCGATCGATGCGCGTCTGCGGTTCTCGCGCTGGCCGATCAGTGATCGCGAGCCCTGTCCGACGTGCTATGGAAAGGGCTTCTATGAAGAGCGGCCATTCGCGGAAGTGCCGCACCTGTGCACGCATTGCAACGGCAGTGGAAAGGAACCGGTCAACGCCGCGAAGCGTGCGCAGGCACTTGGCGTGCCGCTCGACCAGTATCATCGTCGATGGGCCGCCCGCTTCGAATGGCTCGGCGCAGTGCTCACACAGATTGATTCGATCACCGAAGCGCAGTTCAGGCGGGGATTGCGTGGTGCCTGACGCTTGCATTTCAGAAAACACACGACTAGACTCGCGTTCGTTTGATGAGCAAATGAATTCGCTGGCACCGCGCGTGAGTCGTGCAACCTCCTCGGGACAAAAGAAGAATTAACGGAGCCTGTTGAGTACGGTGGAGTCGTTCGCCCTGAATTTCTGTGAAGCCCTGAGTGCGTGAGCCTCGGGGCTTTTTGCATTGGAGCGGTGTAGTGCTCGCGCCGTCGAGGCCGGACCGGACGGTTCTGTGCGGTGCCAGCCATTGGCCCGCGACGTCGCGACGTCGTCGGGGCGGTCCGGCCTCGTTTTGCCTCGTTCTGCATTTGCCCGCCGGGGACCCTATAGCCGCTCAGGACACGGGGGCTCGCACCCGCGTTTTTTCTCTACTGGTGATTCCCCAGGGGGGGTCATATTCATGCCAACCCAACAGCAGATCGCCGACCACCTGGACCTCGACCAGTCGGCCGTTTCACGCCTCGTCGACAGGCTCGGCATCGACTACCGGCAGGCGTCGGTGGACGACGTGCGCATCGCGTACATTCGCCACCTTCGTGAAATGGCGGCTGGACGTGGCAGTAACACCGGGATCGATCTCGTCGCCGAGCGCGCGATGACGGAGCGGGTCGATCGCGAAATCAAGTTATTGACCCTCGCGGAAAAGAAAGGGCAACTCGTCAACGCAGAGCAGCTGGAACAGGCCTTCGGCCAGATGGTCGGCGCGTTCCGCTCGGACCTGCTGTCGCTGCCGGACCGGATCGCGCACGAGTTGCGCACGCTTTATGGGATCGACGTCGACGTCGAACTGCTGAATGAACACATCAATGGATGTCTCGAGCAGATGGCTCGATACGACGCAAACGGTGCGCGCAGTGATGCGGCGTCTGGCGAACCTGCTGAAGCCCGCCGAGAAGATCGGGACGACGGACTGGGCCACGCGTTACCGCCGTCTGAGTGCGAAGGCGACGGCGCGGCCCGGTAAATACAATCCGGACATCACGCCCTGGGTGCACGGCATGCACGCGGCGCTCGACGACCCGCGCGTGCAGAAGGTCGTCTGCATGAAGTCGGCGCAGGTGGCCTGGACCGATGGCGTGCTGCTGAACTACATCGGCCGGCGCATCGACATCGATCCCTGCCCGATGATCATCATGTTCGCACGGGAGAAGTCGGCGAAGGATTTCAATGATGAGAAATTCAAGCCGATGGTCGAGGTCACGCCGCGGTTGCGGGACAAGCTGCCGGCGCATGCGGGTCGCGCCCGCGACGAGCGATGGGACAACAAGGTATTTGCGAGTGGATTTCTGAAATTCATTACGTCGAACTCGGCCTCGAGCGTGAAGTCGACGCCCGCGCCGGTGGTGGCAGTCGAAGAGCCCGATGAAACCAACGAGAACGTTCGCGAGCAGGGCGACTCGATCACGCTGCTCGAGGAGCGCACCAAGAGCTATTCGAACAGCCGTCGCAAGGTCATCTTTGGCGGCACACCGACGATCGAGGGCTTCTCGCGGATCGCGCAGGCCTATGAGTCGTCGGACCAGCGCCGGTATCTGGTGCCGTGTCCCGATTGCGGCGAAGAGCACGAACTGGCGTGGGATAACGTCACGTGGTTGGAGAATGCGGAGAAACCGCACGAGGTGTTCGGCCTGGCCACGCCCGAGTCCGCGCGCTACGCCTGTCCGTTCTGCGGCAGTCTGTGGGACGACACCGCGCGCTTTCGTGCGGTGCGGCGCGGCCGGTGGGTCGCGACCGCAGCGTTTCACGGCGTCGCCGGCTTCCGGCTCAATGAACTCGTGTCGCCGTTTCCCGGCTCGCGACTCGCGGAGCTCGTCAAGAAGCGGCTCGTCGCGGAAAAAGCGCTGCGCGCGGGCGACGACACGAAGATGCGCTCGTTCGTGAACAACACCGAGGGCCGCCCGTACCGATACGAGAGCGATATTCCGGAGATCGATCTGCTCGCCGAACGTGCGCTCGACTATGACGTCTTCACCGTGCCGGCCGGCGCACTGGTGCTCACCGCCGGCATCGACGTGCAGCACGACCGGATCGCGATCGTGCTGCGCGCGTGGGGCCGCGGCGAGGAAAGCTGGCTGGTGCTGTGGGACGAGATCTACGGCAACGTGCTCGAGCAGGGCACCGATCCGATGGCCGGCGGCGTATGGGGCGCACTGACCGATCTGCTCACGCAGGGCTACCGGCATGCGAACGGCTGGGTGCTGCGCGTGAAGGCGGCATCGATCGACTCGTCGGACGGCTCGACCTCGGATGCGGTCTATCGCTATGTGCGTGTTGCGCAGAAGCGCGGCATCAACATCATGGCGATCAAGGGCGCAAAGCAGATCGATGCGGAAATATTCAGCGTGCCGAAGGCGCCCGTCGACTCGGTGCGTAACAACAGCAAGGCCGCGAAGTACGGGTTGCGCCCGTACATGGTCGGTGTGAGCAAGGCCAAGGATCTGATTCTCGATAACCGGCTCAAACTCGAAGATGACGGTGCCGGCCGCATGCACTGGTACCGGGGCGTGCGCGGCGACTATCTGCAGCAGCTCACCGCCGAAGTGAAGGTGCCGGGTCGTACCGGCAGCAAACGCATCTGGCAGAAGAAGGCGGGTGCACGCAACGAGGCGCTCGACTGCGAGGTGTACGCGTTGCACGCGGCGCGCAGCATCAAGACGCACCTCATGACCGAGGCGCACTGGATGATCGAGCAGCAGCGCCTGTCGCAGGTGTCGCTGTTCGACACGGTGCCCGTTGCCACCGGCCTGCCGGCGGTGGCCGAGATGGAACCGCCACCGGATCCACCGGTGGTAATCGCGGCACCCACACGCCCACCCGCACCACGCAACACACCTGAAACCCCGCCGCCGAGCGGGGTTTCGCGCATTCAGGGCCGGCGAACCGCGCGGTCAACGTATCTGAAGCGCCGATAGCAGCACATCACAGGAGCACGGTATGGCCTATACAGCGGCGGATCTCGCCCGCATCCAGTCCGCGATCGCGAAGGGCGAACTCGAGGTCCAGTACGCGGACCGCAAGGTCCGTTACCGGTCGATCGCGGAACTGCGTGAAGCGCAGACCGAGATTGTGCGCGCGCTCGATCGGGCGAACCCGCGCTCGCGCGTGTTCCGGCTGCGGCACGGCGGCAAGGGGGTGCGATGAACGATGCAGGTAACCGCACCTATCCGTCACTCGCGAAGCGCGGTTTCGTGATGCCGACCCGTCTGAAAGCGGCGGCCTATGAAGCCGCAAGCTCCGCTGGCGCACGCGCCCGGTCGTGGCAGACCTCGGGCGCCGGGCCGAATGCGGCGGCAGTGCAGAACCTGCCGCTGATCCGCAGCCGGGCGCGCGATGCGATCCGCAACGATCCGTGGGCGAAGACGGCGATCGCGCGGCTGGTGTCGAACACGATCGGCACGGGCATCCAGCCGCATCCGCAACATCCTGACCCGGCTATCCGGCGGCAGCAGAAGCAGCTCTGGGACGACTGGGTCGGCGAGTCCGACGCGGACGGCCTGCTCGATTTTTACGGGCAGCAGACGCTCGCGGCGCGTGCATTCTTTGGCGACGGCGAAGTGCTGGTGCGCCGGCGCCTGCGTCATCCGGACGATGGGCTGTCGGTGCCGCTGCAGCTTCAGGTGATGGAGGGTGATCTGCTGCCGGTCGAAAAAAACGAACTGCGGCCGGATGGCGGCGAGATTATCAACGGCGTGGAATACGACGCGGATGATCGTCGTGTCGCCTATCACCTGCTGCGTCGCCATCCCGGCGAATACAACCGGATGACGGGTGGGGGTCTCATGACCGTGCCGGTTTCCGCGGACGACGTCGCGCACGTGTTCCAGCCGTTGCGCGCCGGGCAGGTGCGCGGCGTGCCGGAACTGTCGACCGTGCTGCTGCGTTTGCATTCGCTCGATAACTTCGACGACGCGGTGCTGTTCCGGCAGGAAATCAGCAACCTGTTCGCCGGCTTTCTCGTGAAGCCAAACGCGGAGCCGGGCCTCATGGGTGATCCGGTGACGGGCGAGGGGCTGGTTCTGGACTCGGACGGCTTCTCGCCGGTGGTGTCCCTTGAGCCGGGAACCGTGCAGGAACTGGCACCAGGCGAAGACATGCGCTTTGCAACGCCTCCTGGCGCCGGGGCCGATTACGCCCCGTTCATGCGTCAGCAGCTGATGGCCGCCGCCGCATCGGTCGGCATGCCGTACGAGATCCTGACCGGCGATCTGCGCGAGGTGGGTGACCGCGTGCTGCGGGTGCTGCTCAACGAGTTCCGCCGCGCGATCGAGCAGCTGCAGTGGAACATCTTCATTCACCAGTACTGCCGCCGCGCGTGGGCGTGGTGGGTGGACGCATGCGCACTGTCGGGCGCCATGCCGATGCCGGACTTTCATCGTACGCGCCGTGAATATCTGCGCGTGCGCTGGGTGCCGCAGGGCTGGCCGTACATCCACCCGGTGCAGGACGTGAACGCGCAGAAGCTGGCGATCCGCTCGGGGCTGACCAGCCGCTCCGCCTCGATCCTCAAGCAGGGCGAAGACCCCGAACAGGTCGACGGCGAAAACGCCGCCGACAACGCGCGGGCCGATGCGCTCGGCCTGCGTTACGACACCGATCCCCGCTCGCGCGACATCGCGGGTGACGGGGTACCCGATACGCTCATTCAGAAGCAGGAACCGTAGATGAAAAACCGTAAGTGGTGGGACATCCGGGCGATGACAAACGCGCAGGGCGCAGCCGTCGCCGAGATCCGGATCTATGACGAGATCGGATTCTGGGGCACCGATGCAAAGACGTTTATCGCGCAGCTCGATGCGGCTGCGGCGAGCGCAACGGAGCTGGTCGTCGCCGTGAATTCGCCGGGTGGCGACGTCTTCGATGCCTTCGCCATCTACAACGCGCTGCGCCGCCATGCCGGCAAGGTGACCGCGCGCGTTGACGGTGTGGCGGCGTCCGCAGCGGGGCTGGTGGTGATGGCGGGCGACCAGGTCGTGATGCCTGAAAACGCCATGCTGATGATTCACAACCCGTGGACGATCGCGCTCGGTTCGGCTGCGGATCTGCGCAGCACGGCCGACATGATGGACAAGGCGCGCGACGGGATTCTCGCCGCGTACCGGCGCAAGAGCGGCCAGAGCGACGACGAGCTGACCGCGATGATGGATGCGGAGACGTGGCTCACGGCGCTCGAAGCGCAGTCGCTCGGCTTTTGCGATGTGATCGAGGAGCCGGTGCGACTCGCCGCGTCGACGAATGCGGCTGGCCTGCTCGCCCGCTTCAGGAATCCGCCGGAGCCGGTGCAGGCGCTGGTTGAGGCAGAGGGTGATGTACCGCCAGCCGATCCACCGGGCAATGATCCACCGGTCGGTGATCCGCCTGCGTCGACTCCATCTGAACCGTCGCCGCCGGATCCGGCGCCCCCTGAGCCGGTGACGGCGCAGGAAGAGCCCGGCGTGCTGGCCGCCCATGTGTTCAACGCCTGCCGCGCGGCCAACCTTTCCATGTGCGCGGAAAGCATCGTCACGCTCACCGCGCTGAAGGACCGCGCCACCATCGACGCGGCGATCCGCAATGCGACCGACATTGCCGGTCTGTGCCTCGCTGCGAAGCTGCCCGAACTGACCGCGCAGTTTGTGGGCGACGGGCTGAATCCCGATCAGGTGCGTGCGCGCCTGTTCGATCGCGTCACACAAAGCCAGCCGCGTGTGAATAACCGGCAGCAGCCGGTCCCGCATGACGCCGGCCGATCTGTGCTGGGTACGACGCAGGGTGCAACGCCCGGTCCGAAGGCGTCGTCGATCTACGCCGCCCGCAAGAGCGTCACAAAGTCACTTTGATAACGGCCTGTTCATATCAGGCGCACACAGGAGCAACGGTATGACCACCATCAAAACGCAGGGCACCAACACCCGCGAGTTCCTTCTCTCGGAAGGCGCGGGCCGGATTTCGCGCGAGCAGATCGTCGTCGCCAAGGGCGACGCGCTGCCGGCCGGGCAGCTGCTCGGCACGACTGGCACCGGCGAATACGCGCCGTATGACAACGCGGCAACCGACGGTTCGGAGATCGCGACCGCGATCCTGTACGGTCCGCTTGCGGCGTCAACGGACCCGCGTCCGGCGGTCGGCATCGTGCGTCTCGCCGAGGTGGCGGAGGCTCGCCTCACGGGCCTCGATGCCGCCGCGCGCAGCGATCTCGCCGCGCACTACGTGATCGTGCGCTAAACCCGCCTTCCTTTCGACAATCCGGCCGTCGCTGAACCTCGACGGCTGCCTGCATACCCATTCCAGGAGAACCCTTATGGCGGATATCGCCCTTCTCAATGACGACGCGTTCTCGCTGTCGTCGCTCAGCGCTGCGATCAATGAGCAGCCGCAGGTGCCCAGCCGGCTCGCCACCCTCGGCCTCTTCGAGGAAGAGGGCATCACGACCACCGTGGTACAGATCGAGCGCGACGGCGACACGCTGGCGCTCGTGCCGACCGGCCAGCGTGGCGCTTCCGGCGCTGTCGTCGTCGGCAGCAAGCGCAACATGATTCCGTTCAATACGGTTCACCTGCCGCAGCGCGCGACGATCGGCGCCGACGAGATCCAGAACCTGCGTGCGTTCGGCTCGGAGACCGAGCTCGAAGCGATCCAGACCGTGATCAACAAACGCCTCGCGAAGATGCGCCGCCAGCTCGACGCGACGCACGAATTCCACCGGATCGGCGCGGTCAAGGGACTGATTCTCGATGCCGACGGCAAATCCGTCGTGGCGGATCTGCTCGACCGCTTCGGCATCCAGCAGACGGTGATCAGCTTCGAACTGGCCAAGACCGATACCGAGGTACGCCTCAAGTGTGCGGATCTGCTCGACGCGACCGAAGATGCGCTGGGCAATACGCCTTTTTCCGGTGTGCGTGTGCTGTGCGGCCGTAACTTCTGGAACCGCCTGATTGTCCTGAAATCGGTGAAGGAAACCTACCTCAATACCGCGATGGCGTCGGCGCTGCGAGGCGACGCGCGCGACACGTTCGAATTCGGCGGCTGCACCTTCGAGCGCTATCGCGGTCGCGTCGGCGACATCGGCTATGTGGCCGACGATGAAGCGTGGGCGGTGCCCGAAGGCGTGCCGGATCTGTTCATCACGCGCTTCGCTCCCGCCGACTACATGGAGACCGTCAACACGAACGGCCTGCCGTATTACGCGAAACAGGAGCTGATGGATTTCGGCAAGGGCGTCGAGCTCGAGGCGCAGTCCAATCCGATCCACCTGTGCACGCGTCCGAAGGCCGTCATCAAGCTGACGGTCTGAGGAGACAGTTATGGCGTTCCATGATCTGGTCGCGGATCTCGACGACGCCGTGATCCGCGATCTGGCCGACGACGACATCACCGTCGACGGTGAGCCGCTGCACGGCATGTTCGCCGCGCCGTGGCTCGGTCCGGATCTCGGCCGGCAGCGCACGCAGCTCGAGCATCCACAGGTGAGCGTGCGCGATGCGGACGCCGTCGCGATCCGCGAGGGCAGCATCGTGACGGTCGGCGTCGACGAATATGTCGTGTTCGAACTGCAACCCGACGGCACGGGGTGGACCGTGCTGCTGTTAAGACCTAGTTGATGGGGCCGCGCTGATGGACGCACTGAAGGTCGAGATCGACGTCCAGGAAGTGACTGCCGCGCTGCAGGGACTGTCACCGTCCGCCATGCAGGCCGCGTGGCGTCGCACGCTGCGCAAGACTGCGGCGTGGATCAGAAGCCAGACCGGCAAGGAGGTCTCCCGCGGGACGCAGATCCCGCAGAAAGTGATCCGCAGCCGGCTGTACTTCTTCATGCGTTCGGCCGATACCGGCAAGGTCTGGCTCGGACTGAATCCGGTCGAAGCACACCGGCTCGGCTCGGTGCGCGAGACGAAAAAAGGCATGCGCGCGGGGCGGTTCGCCTTCGATGGCGCCTGGCGGCAGACGAAGGTGAAGCCTGACGGGCCGATTTACCAGCGCACCGGCAAGGCCCGCACGCCGTTCGAGGTCGTGACGGTGAACTGGTCGAAGACCGGCGACCCGGCGTTCCGGCGCGCGGCGCAGATGTGCGAGGCGCGGCTGATGACGATCCTGCGGCAGGAAGTGAACTACGAAATCCAGAAGGCGACAGGAGGACTCCGGCGTGCCCGATAACCTGAAAACGCTGCACGACGCGATGATCGACGGCCTGCGCGCGGCGCTCCCCGACATCTCGCCGATCGATGCGTATCCGCGGATTGGCCGGAAGATCCCGACGCCCAGCATTGCAGTAGAAATGTCGGAAATGGAGCCGGGACATGATCCCGGCACCGGTCAGACCTCGCTGATCGGGCGCTTCCAGGCGCGGGCGATCTGCGATCCGCTTGGCCCCCATGCGGATCTCGCGGTGCGCGAGCTGGCCGCGCGCATCGCGTGTGCGGTGCACGCGCAGACGTGGGGTGTGCCGGTGACACCGGCGAGGCTCGTGCAGATCGGTGACGATCCGTTCAAACCGGAACTCGACGCGTATCTCGTCTGGCTCGTCGAGTGGACGCACGAGTTTGATCTCGGCGATGTCGCCGCGCCATTTCCGGCCGCCGGCTCCGCTGTGCTGTGGGGCGTCGATCCCGACACGGGCACCGCGCCGGACGCGGAGTATCTGGATCCGGCACACGATCCGTCCGAAGGATAGCCAGATGAGCGACTACGAGATTGGCGAGATCGATCGCCTGATTGCGAGCATCGTGCAGGCGGGCTATATCGATAACGTCCAGTACGACCCGCCGCGCTGCCGGGTCCGCAACGGCGAGTGGGTCAGTGCGCTGTTGCCGTGGAAGACGTTTGCGGCAGGCCGGGTCAGGACGTGGTGTCCGCCCTCGGTCGGTGAGCAGGCCATCGTGCTGGCGCCGTCGGGCACGCTTGCCGGCGCGTTCGTGCTGGCTGGCTTCTATAGCGACACACACGGCGGGGCAAACGGCAATGCCGGGAGCCTGACGGCGACCGACTGGCCGGATGGCGCGCATGAGCATTACGACCACGATGCGCACGAATATGTCCTGTCGGTTCCCGCTGGCGGCCGGATCGTTTTTCGCATTGGCGACACGCAGATGGAACTGACGGCTGCGGGCATCACGCAGGCCACGCCGAAGCTGCTCGTCGATGCACCGGATTCAACGTTCACCGGCAACAGCACGACGCAAAAGCGGTTGACGTTCCAGGGCGGCATGACCGGAAGCAACGCGACAGGTGGTCCAGCTTCCGAGATCGACGGTGACGCCAACTTCACCGGCACCGTGAAATCGAAGGGCGTTTCGCTGCCGGATCACATACACATGGTGAAGCAGGAGGGTGCGCCGACGGACCCTCCGCTGAAAGAATAGAGCCCAATCCCCCGATCGTTGGGAAAGTTACTTTGGCCTCGCCTTCGCGCGAGGCTTTTTTATTGGAGTCCCGAAATGCCGAAAGATAGCGATATTCCGGTTCCGGCGTCGACCGTCGCCGCAGGCGCGGCGTCCGTCACTTTCCGCGACAAGGTGTTCAAATCGCGCACGCTGGTGTTTGACGACGGCAGCACGCTCGCCGTCGAAAAGAGCCTGGTAACGGCTATCACGCAGGAACACGTGGCCGCCCTCGAGCGCCATCCCGATTTCGAACGCGTCGCGGATGGAGCCTGACGATGGGCGCGGGTACGGCGCTGGTCGGCATGGACCGGCAGACGGGCAAACCGGTCACCGGCATCGCGCACCTGAAGCAGAGCATCGGCGACATCCTGTCGACGCGCAAGGGCACGCGTCGCGAGCGGCCGGAATACGGCTCCGACATTCCCCGCATGGTCGATCTGCCGGTCTCGCGCGGCTGGATTTCTTCGGCGCAGGCAGAAGCGGCCCGCGCGATCGGGCGATGGGAGCCGCGCATCAGGGTGTCCCGCGTCACGGTCGCATCGATTGTTGACGGCCGGGTGACGTTTCGTATTCAGGGAATCTACGAAGGCGACGACACAGTTTTCGAGGTGACCACGTGACAACCATTGATCTGGGTGCGATCGATCCGCCGGATCTGGTCGACACGCTCGACTTCGAGGATATCTATCAGGAGAAGCTCGAGCATTTCAGAAGCATCTACGCCGACTGGAGCGCGGCGCTCGAGTCGGATCCCGTCGTGAAGCTGATCGAGCTTGCGGCCTACCGTGAGGTGCGGTTCCGCGCGCGGGTTAATGACGCCGCACGCGCGGTGATGCTGGCTTTCTCGACGGGTGCCGATCTTGAACACCTGGCGGCGCTGCTCGACATCGAACGGGCGACCATCGATCCTGGTGACGCGAATGCGAATCCGCCAGTCGGGCCGACGCTCGAGGGCGACGACCGGCTGAAACTGCGCACGCAGATGTCGATCGAGCGCTCGACTGTTGCCGGTCCATCCGGCAGTTACGTCGCGCTGGCGATGAATGCCTCCGCGGACGTGCTGGACGTCAAGGTCGATCGTCCCGAGGCGGGGATCGTCCGCCTGACGCTGCTGTCGGCGGTGGGCGATGGTGTGCCTGACCAGGCATTGATCGACACGGTGGCGGCAGCGGTCTCGCCCGAAGAGGTCCGGCCGCTGAACGACGAAGTGCTGGTGACAGCCGGTGAGCGCGTCGACTTTGCCGTCGAGGCGGACGTCCATGTCGGTAGCGGTCCGGGCGGGGAAGCCGTTTTCGAAGCGCGACGCGCAGCACTGGAGAAGGCGATCGCCAGTGCCCGCAAGCTGGGTGCCGGCATGTCGCTCTCGGCGATCTACGGTGCGCTGCATCCGCCTGACTCCGGCGTGATCGATGTCGATCTGCGATCGCCGGCGGCGCACGTTATCTGCACGCCGCGGCAGTTCGCCAACTGCACGTCGATCGTGCTCAACATGAAGGTGGACGATGCGTGACGCACTTTTGCCGGCCAACCAGACCCCGCTCGAAACGGCGCTCGCGATCGTCATGGCGCCGCGCGTCGATCCGGAGATCCTGCGCACGCTATGGGATGCGGACCGGTGTCCGCTCGCATGGCTACCGTGGCTCGCGTGGGCGCTCGCCGTCGACGGCTGGGAGCTGGCCGAATCCGAAGACGCGAAGCGCGCGCTGATCAAGGGCTCGCTCGCACTGCACCGCAGGAAGGGCACGCCGTGGGCGGTGCGGGAGGTGATCCGCCGGCTCGGCTTCGGCGAGGTGGAACTGGTCGAAGGGCGACTCGCGCGGCGTCGCGACGGGTCGATCACGCGCAATGGCGATCACGTGCACGGACGCGCGAACGCGTGGGCCGAATACATCGTGAAGCTTCAGCAGCCGGTCACGCGCGATCAGGCGGACAGGCTGAAGGCCGTGCTCGGGCGCTACGCACCCGCGCGCAGCCTGCTCGCGGTACTCGACTACACGGCGGTGCCGATCCGCCATAACGGCGTCGCCATGCGCAATGGACAATACAACAGAGGGAGTGTCGCCTGATGGCAGACCTTGTGGAAATCGCCCAGTGGGAAGAGGGCGTCTATCAGCTGGAAACATCGGACCCCGTGATGGGTGGCCCGGACGGAGTCGATAACCGGCAGGCCAGGCAGCTTGCGAACCGAACGCGCTATCTGAGAGCGCAGCAGGAGGCACACGCGGGTGCAGAGAACCCGCACCCGCAATACGCGACGCTCGTCGCCATGCAGGCCGCGATTGCGGCGCTCGTGAATGCCTCGCCGGCCACGCTCGACACGCTGAAGGAACTGGCCGATGCGCTCGGCGACGATCCGGATTTCGCGACGACGGTGACCAACCTGCTTGCGCTGAAGGCCGCGCTCGACTCGCCGCTTTTCACGGGCACGCCGAGGGGGCCGACGCCGGCGCAGTTCGACAACAGCACGAAGCTTGCGACTACGGCGTTTCTCAGTCAGTCCGGGCTCCAATACTCGCCACTTCATTCGGGCCAGGCCACCGTCGCATCGACAACGATGGACAACAGTTACATCGGTTCGCGAGTGGTTTTTAACAACACGGCCAATCAGGCCGCGACGCTCCCGCCGATCGCTGGATTGCCTAACGGGGCAAGCGTCCATTGCAGCAAGGTCAGTACATCGTCGAGCGGGATCGTCACGATTTCCGCGGCGGGCGCGGACCAGATCGATAGTGGGACAGGGCTGGTCACGAGCGTGTCTCTCAACCCTGGCGAAGACTGCGTGTTTACCGTCCTGTCCGGCGCCTGGGTCATCAGCGGATCGTTCCTGTTCCGCCGCAATGCGTTCTCGCAGTCACTTGCCAATAACGGCTATGCGAAGCTGCCCAGCGGACTGATCGTCCAGTGGGGCACCAGCACGATTGCAACGCAATCGATGCAGACAGTCACGCTGCCGGTTGCCTACCCCAACGCCTTCATTCTGGCTGCGGGCAACACCGGTACCGTGATCTCGCCGAATGCGGCGTCCGTCTCGCTGGGTTTCCAGGGGAACGGGACGAAGACCAGTTTTAACGTGATCGCGGGCACGGCGTCGTCCGGTTCAACGGGTATTTCGTGGATCAGCATCGGGTACTGAGGGACATCATGGGACAGAAATTCGCAGCATACGACGCGCAGGGCGCCATCACCGGCTTTTACGACAGCGCCGACAGTCCGGTGCCGGACTCCGTCAAGGCCGTCGGGATCACGGACGCGCTGTGGCAGGAACTGATCAACGGACAGGGTCAGGGCAAGCGCCTCGCGCTCGACGCTGACGGCATACCGGCGTTGTTTGATCCGTTGCCACCGACGCGTGCGCAGCAGGCCGACATGATGCGCGCGAGGCGCGATGGCGCGCTCGCGGCGACCGACTGGCTCGTCTCACGGCATCAGGACGAAAAGCTGATCGGCGACGGCACGACCCTTACCGCCGACCAGTTCACGGCGCTGCTCCGATATCGCCAGGCGCTGCGCGATCTCGCCGGTGCGACCGGCTGGCCGAACATCGAGCTGCCGGCCGCACCCGATTTCGTGACGTAAGCGCCGCTCCGGCGCGTTGCCGGAGCCCCGCGTTCCATCACCCGAAGCCGCCTGCCCAGGCGGCTTTTTGTTTGCCTGATTTTCTTTGGCTGATTCTTTTCCTCATTCTTCCTGATCCCTGGAGACCTTCATGGGTGCAACCTCGTTTTTCCACGGCGTGACCGTGTCGCTGGTCGACACCGGGCCGCGCACCATCGCCGTGCCGAGCTCGTCGATCGTCGGCATGGTCAATACCTACACGCCCGGCGCGGATCGGGCCGCGCCCAATGTGCCGGTGCAGCTCACGAGCTACCGCGAGGCGGTCGCGGCGTTCGGCGAAGGCAGCGCCATTGCCAGAGCGGCACGCGCGATCTATGCGCAGAGTACGGCGGTGATTGTCGCCACCGGCGTGGCTGCCGGCGCAGCAGACGGAAATGAGCCTGCAGCGCTCACCTCGGCGATCATCGGCGGCGTCAGTGCCGGCGGCGCCCGCACCGGCCTGCAGTCGCTGCTCGACGCGAAGTCGAAATACAACGTGCAGCCGCGCCTGCTGCTGGCACCTGGCTTCTCGTCGACGCAGGCGGTCGCGACCGCAATGGATTCGCTTGCCGGCAAACTCCGCGCGATCGGCATCATCGACGGCCCCAACACCGATGACGAAGCGGCGATCGCCTATGCGCAGAACTTCGGCAGCAAGCGGCTCTATATGGTCGATCCAGGGGCCACGATGTGGGACACGACCGCCAACGCCGACGTCGATGCACCGGCTTCGTCGTATGCGGCGGGTCTCTTCTGTCAGACCGACGCGAACATCGGTTTCTGGGCGTCGCCGTCGAACAGGGAAATCACCGATATCACGGGCACGAAGCGGCCAATCGAGTTTCTCGACGGCGACGAGACGTGCCGCGCGAACCTGCTGAATAACGCCAACATCGCGACGATCATCCGCGACGGCGGCTATCGCCTGTGGGGCAACCGCACGCTCTCGAGCGATGCGAAATGGAAGTTCGTCACGCGCGTGCGCACGCTCGACATCGTGATGGATGCGGTGCTGGCCGGCCACAAGTGGGCGGTCGATCGCGGCATCACGGCCACGTACGTGAAGGACGTCACCGAAGGGCTGCAGGCGTTCATGCGTGACCTGAAGAACAGGGGTGCGCTGATCAACTTCGAGGTGTATGCCGATCCGGAGCTGAACACCGCGACGCAGCTCGAGGACGGCAAGGTGTACTGGAACATCCGCTTCACCGACGTGCCGCCGGCAGAGAACCCCAACTTCCGCTTCGAGGTCACCAACCAGTGGCTGACCGAAGTGCTCGATACCAATCCCTGATGGCAACCCCTGATACCCACCTGAGAGGTGATGCGTGACTCCGGAAACACTTTATAACTTCAACGTGTACAGCGACGGCAAGGGTTTTGCGGGCCGCGCCACGCAGTGCACGCTGCCGAAGCTGAAGATCAAGACCGACGACCATCGTGCCGGCGGCATGGATGCGCCGGTGAAGGTCGATCTTGGCATGGAGGCGCTCGAGGCCGCGTTCCAGATGTCGACGATGGAGCGCGACGTGCTGAAGTTCTTCGGCCTTGCCGATGCGACCGCATTTAACGGCGTGTTTCGCGGTGCGTTCCGCGACATCAAGGGCGCGACCAAGGCCGTCGCCACGACGTTTCGCGGGATGCTCTCCGAGGTCGATGGCGGCGACTGGAAACCGGGCGAGAAGGTCGACGCCAAGTTCACGGTGTCGCTGACCTACTACAAGCTGGAGATCGACGGCGCGGTCGTGCACGAGATCGACGTGCTCGGCATGGTGCGCATCATCGACGGCGTCGACCAGCTTGCCGAGATCCGCAAGGCGATCGGCATGTAACGGCATGGCGCCTCGGCGCGGCAAAGTGACTTTCTTAACCAACGGCGGGCCGCGCGGCTCGCCGTTTCTATTTGAGGCGGGACTGATGGACAGCAATGTGAATGGCAATGTGGCGGGCAACGTGGTCGGTAACGTGGTCAATAAGGCGACCGATCGCATCGACAGCGTCACCGTGAAACTGAACTATCCGGTGGCATTCGACGGCGTCGTGCGCGACACCCTGACGCTGCGGCGCCCGAAGGTGCGCGACATGCGCGCCGCGCAGAAGATCGCGCCGGGTGACGAGGAAGGGCAGGAACTGGCGATCTTTGCGGCGCTCGCGGGCGTGTCGCCGAACGACCTGGAGGGCATGGATCTCGGTGACTATCACCGCGTCCAGGATGCCTACTTTCGCCTCACATCCGCTGGCACGCATCAGCCAGAAAACGCTCAAGGCGCTGGCAAAACGGCTGCTTAGGGAACACGGCGTGCAACCGGCCTCGATCGACGCGATGACGCTCGACGAGGTGATCTGGTGGCTCACCGACTAGCGCAGAAACGGGATGGGAGGGTTTGATGGCAAACGACATTGCACTCGGGATCGTGATCGGCGGTGCCGTGTCGGCGACGTTCGGCCGCGCGATCACCGAGACCAGTTCGCGGATCGTCAGCCTGCGCAAGACCGCGAACGAAACACGGCTTTGGCAGCGCACGATCGGCGAGACGGTGAAACTGCAGGACGAATTCCGCCGGCTGCACGCGGCGGGCGATCGCGCAGCGGACGGCATCCGCCGCAGGATCGAATCGAACCTGCGCACGCTGCGCGAGAACGGCATCGAGGTCGACCGGCTCGACCGGGCGTATACGCGGCTCGGCCGCACGGTGCGCGGTCTTGAGCTGAAGGCATCGGGCCAGGAGCGGATCGCCGCCGGCCGCGAGGGCGCGCGTGGCGCGATCGGCGACGCGGTGAAATTCTCCGCCGCCGTCGCGGTGCCGGCGACGATCGCGGCGGACTATCAGGCGATCATCCGCGACATCGCAATCAAGGCCGGTATTGCCCGTACGGCGCAGGAAGCGTCGATGGGCGAGCGCATCCGCCGCGACGCGCGTGATAACGGCATCGGCCGCAACGAACTCGCCGACGCGGTCAACCAGATGGTCGCGGGCGGCATGGACGTGAGCCGCGCGCTCGACTTCGCACCCCTTGCCGCGAAGTTTGCGATCGGTCAGGGGGCGACCACGGTCGAGACCGCGCGGATGATCCAGGCACTGCAGCAGAACGCCAGGATCACCGACCCGAAGCAGATGACAAAGGCGTTCGAGGCGATTGCGTTTCTCGGCAAGGAAGGCTCGTTCGAATCGGCGGACATGGCCCGCTGGTTTCCGGTGCTGCTCGCTGAAATGCAGAAGATCGGCATCACCGGGCAGGACTCGGTCACGCAGCTGGGCGCGATGCTGCAGGTGCAGATGAAGACGGCGGGCACCGCCGACGAAGCGGCCAACAACCTGAAAAACTGGTTTTCGAAGATCGGATCCAATGAAACCGCGAGCAACTATAAAAAAGCCGGCGTCGACTACGAAGCAAAGATGCGCGAGGCGATCGGCAAGGGCTGGTCGACGCTCGAGGCTTCCTTCGTTCTCGCGCGCGCGTATATCGAGCGTACCGACCCGGCCAAAGCAAAGCAGCTGGCCGATGCCGCAACGCGCATAAACGGCGAGTCCGATCCGGAGAAGCGCCGCGCGCAGATCGCCGCGTTCGAAGACACGATGAAGACGGGCGACCTCTTCAACGACATGCAGGTAAAGGCGGCGCTCACTGCTTACCTGCAGAACGCGGAGCTGTACCAGAAGCTCAAGCGCGAGTCGGCGCAGGCAAGCGGCGAGATCGCGAAAGACCTCGCTGACCGGCGCGATGCGTCGAAGCAGGTCTGGCGCGAGGTCGGCCAGCAGTGGAACGATGCGATGCGCAGCATCGGCGACGCGTTGCGGCCGGTGACCGACGCGGTCGGGCACGCGGCGAAGGCAACGGGCGAGGGACTCACGAAGATCACCGATGCGGCGCCCAAAACCACGATGGCGGTCGCCGGCGTGGCAGCGGGGCTGATTGCGTATCGCGGCGCAAAGTCACTTTTCCAGATCGGTCGTGGTGCGCTCGACCTTGCGCGCGGATCGGTTCTCGTCGCGCGCGGTGGTGCCGGTGGTGCAGGGGGCGGCAAGGGCGGCGGCGCAGCCGGTCCCGTCGGGCGTGCGATCGAGGCGCTCGGTGGCGCCGCGGCGTCGGCCGGCGTGCAACGCGTCTTTGTCGTCAACATGCCCGGCGGTGGCCTGGGTGGCGCTGCCGGTGCCGTTGCCGATGAACTGGCTGCAGCGGGCAAAGGCAGCGCGATCGGAAACGCGGGTGGCAAAGGCGGGCGCTTTGCCCGTGTATTCGGCGCCGCGCGTGGCGTGCTTGGTCGCGTGATGCCCTACGCCGGCAAGCTGGCCATGGCGGGCACCGTGCTGAAGCTCGGGCTGGCGGCAAACAATGCGTATGCGGTCGCGACCGGCGACGACACGCGGGCGGCGAAGGCACAGGGCTTCGCGGGTATCGCCGGCAGTCTCGCCGGGGGCGTGCTGGGCGCGAAGGTGGGCGCGATGATCGGCGCGTTCGGCGGGCCGGTCGGCGCGGCAGTCGGCGGTCTCGCGGGTGGGGCGCTGGGGACGTTCGCGGGTGAGAAGGCGCTCGGCGCAGTCGCGAAACTGGCGTTCTCGCGCGACGCACCGCAACCCGCGGTGGCGGAAGCGCTCGCGAAAGCGAAAGCGCTTGAGAGGGCGCCGGGTTCCGACAAACCCGTCGCGAAGATCGACCAGCAGAACACCTTCGCGCCGGTCTTTCACGTCACGTTCCAGGGCGAGCCGGGCAGCGACGCGGCGGACCGCTTCCTCGCGAAGGTGTCGCCGCAACTGCAGCGCCTGATGAAAGACGAACTGGCGAAGAACAACCGCTCGGCGATGTTCGACAGCCCGCATCTGTAGATATCTGTAGGAGGCAGGATGGATTTCACACGACAGATCACGCAGGCCGCGACGCAGGCGAGCATCGCGACCGAACGCGTGCGCAGCATGAGCCGCGTCTATGAACGCAACCGCGCGGCGAGCGCGAACACGGTGGCGGTGCTGCAGAAGCTCGCCACCGGCAACCTGACGAGCGCCGCCGATCTGCTTTCCGGAGCGGGCAGTGCGCTGTCGGTGGCGGGCGATCTGGATCCCAAGGTCGGCACGGTGATGCGCAGCTTCAACGCGGTGCAGTCGTCGGTCAGCAGTGTCCTGAAAATCGCCACCGCATCGAATCATCCGCTGGTGAAGTCGGCGGCTGACTCGGTGAACACGGCGCTCGGTGACGTGCGCACGAAGTTCAACGCGTGGGCGGGCATCAGGGAAGCTCCATCTCCTGCATCGCTCGCGACATCGACGGGCGCGGGTGCGCTGCTGTCGGGTCTGCTCGGCGGTGCCTCGGGCGCCACGCCGCACCTGATGACGCTCACGTCCGACGCCGGCGACACGTTCCACTTCAACCTGTCGACCGCAGCGTTCGACAAGCTGCGGCGCACCACGAAATACAAGGTGGCCTCGCAGGAGCGTCTGAACCGGCAGGAGGCGCTGCAGGCCGTCAGCCAGGGCGGCGAGACCATCACGCTGTCGGGCGTGGTGTTTGCCGCCTCTGGACCAGGAGCCAGGCAGATCGATGCCCTGCGCGCGATCGGCGACAGGATGGTGCCCGTGCAGCTTACGACCGGCTACGGCGAGGTGCTCGGCCGCTGGTATCTGCAGGGCGTCGACGAGGAGCAGGAGGCGCTGATGTCGGACGGCGCTCCGCGCAAACAGACCTTCAGCCTGGAGTTCGGCCGCTATGGCGAAGACTATAAGAACCTCTGACGGCGACGTGCTCGACGAGCTCTGCTACGCGTTCTACGGGGCCCTCGCGGGTGTGGTCGAGGCGGTGTACGAAGCGAATCCGGGGCTCGCGGCACGCGCGCAGCCGTTTGCCGCGGGAATCCTCATCACGCTGCCCGATCTCGACGTGCAGCGTGATGAACCGGTCCAGCTCTGGACCTAGGAGGGTCAATGCAGGCCATTTTCCAGATCGTCGCGAACGGCGACGACATCACGCGCGTGATCCAGGATCGCGTGCTGCGCATCCGGACGGTGGACAGGCCGGGGCTTGAGTCGGACGAGTGCGAGATCGAGCTCGACGACCGCGACGGCAGGATCCAGTTTCCGCCCAAGGGCGCCACGCTCAAAATTTCGCTCGGCTGGAGCGGCAGGGGCCTGTCGTTCATGGGCGAGTACGCGGTCGACGAGGTCGCGCTCAAAGGTCCGCCCGCGTCCGTCGTGATCCGAGGCAAACCGGCGAACATGCGCGCCACCGCGAAGACGCACCGGTACGGTAGCTGGGAGAACGTGAAGCTCGCGGACATCGTCGGCGACGTGGCCCGCCGCAACAAATGGACGGCCGCATGCAGCGTCGACGCCCAGGTGCCGCGTGCCGACCAGTTCGGCGAGAGCGACCTGCATTTCATCACGCGGCTCGCGCGGCAGCACGGCGCCACGGCGACGGTAAAGGCGGGCAGGCTGATCGTCGCGGGTCGTGGCGCCGGCCGGAGCGTGAGCGGCAAGCCGCTGCCCGTGATCACGCTGACGCCCGACATGCTGCTCGACTACGAGATCACGTTTCCGGATCGCGCGAGCTTCGTCGCCGTGCGCACCAAGGTGCACGACACGAAGACCGGCAGGAAGATCGATCTGACGATCCCGAACCCCGATGCGCCGCCCGGTGCCGCGGCGGTGCACACCGAGCGGCACGCGTTCGCGAGCCCCGAGGCCGCGAAGGCGGCAGCGAACGCCCGCCTGCAGAAGCTGAATCACCACACCGCCAAAAGCACGATGACGATGACCGGCCGGGCCGACTTCGCGGCCGAGAAGACGGTCACGCTCAAGGGCTTCAAGAAAGAGGCGGACGGCGACTTCCTCGTCGAGTCCGTGACGAACACCTATGCGGGGCGTAGCTGGGAAACGCAGGTCGAGCTGAACGCGGGCAACAAAGGCAAGGCGAAGGTCGGACATGGGAAAAAGAAGGGCAGGAAGATCAGTCTCGTGGTGCCGGCGCCGCCGCACTGACACGATCGACCAGGACAGCAACCAGCACGACAACGAACCGCCCGCGTTTCACGTGAGGCGGTTTTTTTATTGAACGGACGGCCCGATGGGTGAACAGCACAACAACGATCTGGCGGTGCAGATCGCACGTTTCGGCGAGCAGCTGCGCAGCGTCGCGGCAAGCCTCGAGGACATCAAGACATCGGTGCAGCCGGTCGCCGCGCTCGATCGCGCGCTCGCGCAGATGTCGATTCACAACCAGAACGCGCGCAAGGACATCGAGCTGCTGTGGGCGCGGGTGGATGAGGGGAAGAAGGAACGCGATGCGCTCGAGGCGCAGATCGGCGGCGTCGACGACCGGGTGGCGGCAATGAAGAACACGGCGAGGGGCGCGATGTGGGTGCTCGGGATCGTGCTCGGCCTCGTCCAGACCTTCCTGGTGGGCTCGATCGTGTGGGTGTTCACCCACATCAACGAAGGCGACATCCTCAACCGGTTGCAGCAGCAGCGCCTCGAGGTGCTGGAGCAGACCATGACCAGAGAGACCAGACAGGGAACGAAGCAATGACACTTGACGAAAAAATCGATGCGCTGATCGGTCGCGAGGGCGGCTACTCGAACAATGCAGCCGACGCTGGCGGCGAGACGATGTGGGGCGTGACCGCCGCCGTCGCCCGCGCATCCGGCTATACCGGCGCGATGCGCGACATGCCGCGACCGACCGCCGCGCAGATCTATCGCAGCCGCTACTGGCAGCAGCCGAAGTTCGATCTCGTCGACGCGGTCTCACCGGCGCTCGCGGAGAAGCTGTTCGACATCGGCGTGAATGCGGGGCCGGCGACGGGCGTGCGCTTCCTGCAGCGTGCGCTGAATGTGCTGAACCAGAACCAGCGCGCGTTTGCCGATATCGCCGTCGACGGCGGCATCGGCGCCATGACGATTGCGGCGCTCAAAGCCTTTCTCGCCGCACGCGGCGCGGACGGTCATCGGGTGCTGCTGGGCATGGTGACCGCCCAGCAGTCGGTCTATTACATCGAGTGTGCCGAAAAGCGCGTGGAGAACGAGGCGTTCGAATACGGCTGGCAGCTCAATCGCGCATTGGGGGTGAGCGCATGATGGATGTCCTGAAAACGGTCGCGCCGTGGCTCGTCACGGCATTGACGGGTGGGGTACCCGGTATCGCTGCGATGGCGGCCTCGGCGATCGCGGGGAAGCTCGGACTTGGCGACGGTTCGGTCGATGCAGTCACGTCCGCACTGACCGGCCAGCAGATGACGCCCGAGCAGTTACTGGCGCTGAAGCAGGCCGACGATGACTTCGCGCTGAAAATGCGGCAGGCGGGTTTCACGCATGCGGAGAACATGGCCGGCGTCCAGGTGCAGGCCGACCGGGTGGCGGCCGACGATCGCGCGAGCGCACGCAACTTTGCGGCGGCGGAGCACGACCATACGGCGCGCAATCTGGCCTACATGTACACGGTCGCGCTCTTCGCGGTGATTGGCCTCGAGTTCCTGCTTGCGGCCAGGCAGATCCGGCTTGACGACGGCGTGATGCGCGCACTCGATACGCTGTTCGGCATTCTGATTGCGATGGTGCTCGGCTCGAAGGAGTATTTCTTCGGGTCGTCGTCGCGCGCGGACAGGCAGGCTGCGGCGATTACGCAGTTCGCGGTGTCGCCGGACACGGTGGTGTCGCGCTCGGATGCGGTCACGAGCCAGCCGGATAAAGCGGCGGGCTGAGCGCATCGCCTGCAGTCACGGTGTTTTGGTCCCAGTGCTCGTCTATCCAGGCGACCGCCCAGGCACGGCCGAAGGCCTCAGCCGACCATTCGTTGTCAAACTGGCCGAGATCGATGGCCTCAAACGTCTCGCCGTCTCTTTCGTCCTTGCGAGGCGGACGGCTGATGCGGACGTGCGCGAAGAATCTTCCAATCGAAAAATCAGGCGTCGCGTCGATCGTGTAGACCTTGTATGCGTGCAGCATGATTCCCTCCTTGTCAGGATACGAATCTAGGTCACCAGTTCGGAAAAATAAAGGGGACTCGTGGTGCGCACAACGGATCGAGCGGATCCGGCCCGTCGGTATCAGCTGCTCGCAGGTGCCGCCGACATTGAAGGTATTGAAAGCCGGGGAGCAGTATGCGCCTCAATTCTTCGCGGATGTTCTGAGCGGAAGGTACTGCTCGCTGTCGTACGCGGTGGTGAGCGTATAGCCGTCGCGTTTGCGGATCTTCAGGAAGAACAGGGTAGGCGAGACGCCGGCGGCACCGCCGCACGCTTGGGTGTGGTTTTCGCGCACCCGCACCAGAAAGTATTCGCCCTTGTCGGCAGTATCGAAGAGTAGGCACTCGGTCCTGTCTTCCGACAGACCGTAGGTACGCGTGATGTCGGCCGCACGCGCGGCTGCGTCGTTGTCATCTGTCAACGGTTGCTGGGCGGCGCACGCCTGTGTGCAGACGATCAGCGCTGCCGTGATGATCGCGCGGCGCATCATGGCGCGGTCCTGCGCGCGTCATACTGGTCGAGCCTGTGCGCGCGGATGATCGCATTGAGCTTGACCGCGTAAGACGGATCCGTCGCATAGCCGTTGCGGGCGAGTGCATTGGCGAACTGTGAACTGCGGGTATAGAGGAAACACGACCGGAAGCGCGGGTTGTTCCGGAGCATCTGCGCGTAGTCGTCGGCGGCCTCCTCATAGCTGCCGTAGGCGCGAAACGCGTCGTCGATCCTGATCGCCTGGCCGTTGATCACTTCGTGGGTGGTGAACGTGGTGCTGTCGCCGCCCGGTGCGCGGCCCTTGACGCCGAAATAGGCGTTGCCGACGACCGACCTTCCCCAGCTGCTTTCGAGTGCTGACTGGGCAATGACAACGCCTGCGGGCACCTGGTATCTGCGCTGCACTTCCTGCGCGGCGGCCAGATGGGTATCGATGAATTGCTGCACGTACGCCGGCGCCACGTGGGGCTTCGGCTGGTGCCGCGTCGCGGCGTGATGGTGTGTCGACGGTTGTGCCATGACCAGGCTGTTCCTCGTTCGAAACGGGGGATCCAGCATGCCACACACGCGTATCACGGGCAATCAGCCGCCCGATGCGCACAGCATAAAGTTACTTTGACCGCGCTTCGTGGCGCGGGAAAAGACAGGGCGACCGGGATGATGTTCGCGCATTTCTCCCGGTCACCTTTCCACTGAACACGCCAGTGAATTAGCCAGGGCCCTGCTACCTACCGGTAGGCGGGCCGAATTCTAACCGAAAAAGAAAAGGCAATTCCAGATATGGCAACTCCCATCGTTCCATGGATCGGCGGCAAGCGCCGCCTCGCGGATCATCTCATTCCGCGGTTTCCTGAGCATGACTGTTACGTCGAGGTCTTCGCGGGCGGGGCCGCGTTGTACTTCATGCGACCGCCAGCGAAGGTCGAGGTGATCAACGACATCAACGGCGAGCTGGTGAACCTGTACCGCGTCGTGCAGCATCACCTCGAGGAGTTCGTGCGGCAATTCAAGTGGGCGCTCACCAGCCGGCAGGTGTTCAGATGGCTGCAGGACACGATCCCGGAAACGCTCACCGATATCCAGCGGGCGGCCCGCTTCTATTACCTGCAGCAGAACTGCTTTGGCGGGAAGATCGAAGGGCAGTCGTTCGGCACGGCAACCACTACGCCGCCGGGTCTGAACCTGCTGCGGCTCGAGGAGACACTGTCGGCCGCTCACCTGCGCCTGTCCAACACGTTCGTCGAGCGGCTCGACTGGAAGGCGTGTATCGACAAGTACGACCGGCCTCACACGCTGTTCTATCTGGATCCGCCGTACTGGGAGACGGAAGGCTATGGCGTGCCGTTTCCGTTTTCCGAATACGTCGAGATGGCGGCACGCCTGCGATCGCTGAAGGGCAGGGCGATCGTGAGCCTCAATGATCATCCGGACATTCGCCGCGCGTTCGAGGGGTTTCACATCGAGACGGTGGATATCAGGTACACCGTGGGCGGTGGCGGTCGGGAGGCTGCGCGCAAGGAGGTGATTATATTTAGCTGGAACGAGGCCGCGATGCCTACCGGCCTCTTCTGACAACATAGCCAGCGCTTCTTTCTGTCGATTAGGTTCCCGACTTTTGCCGCGCTAGCGTCGGAGCAAAGAAATCATTATTGAAATCAAATGGAGATGCGCCGCGGAATTGGGCTATTTGGGTGAGGCTGCGCGGGACCACGTACCTGGTCCCGCGCTTTCATGCACAGGACGATTGTGCATGAAAATCGTCCTAAGTATCAGCGAAGCCTCCCCTAGAGGCAGTCGGAGGACCTCTACGCGAGGCCGGGAACGGGCGAATGACCGCCCAAGCACGGGCTGATCCGCTTTGCGAACTCCAGAGAATACACAATCATGGGATTAATTCGACACTGAGATGACTTCGTCTAGCCGTTCTTCCTGTTCGTCGATATTAATAGGGAGCGGCGTGTCGACGTTGCGTTCGTGCGCGACGTTGCGCGGGTTTTGATTCTCAGCCGTCACCGCTTTAAACCGATCAAAGCTTGGTGGCCCCACGGTGCCGCCGACGTCTAAAAATGCGCACAAGCGCTGAAACTTGTCCCAAGCGAGCAAGTCTTCCATCCTCAGGTCGTGAAAGGGAATGCGTTCTGCCGCGAAACGTGCGGCATAGTGCTGCTGCCGCCGTTCTATTTCGCGCGCGTACCAATAGCAGAGTTGATAGTCCGAATACTCCTGCCAATTCGGCAAATTGAGCACCCCCTTGTCGGAAGGGCCAATTAATACTAGGCGCCCAGCGTCCGTGCGTTCGGGGATGCACTTCATTTGATAAAGGCTACGCGCGACTGCCTTGGCATCGCGTCGCAGGATGATATAGCGCGTGTTAAGACCCAATTCCTGAATCAATTCGATAAAGCCCTTGCAGTAGATGTGGGATGTTTCTGCATAGATGCGCCGCGTGTGATGCGTCGCAATATAAGGCAACTTCTCATTGATGAGCCAGTTCAAGCCGTGTCGAGGATCCTCTATGGTGCCGCGTAATTCAAAGTTCGCCCGGGGGTCGGGTTCGTGACACGCATCAATTCCGGCCGACTTTTGTAGCAGCACGGTAAGCAGTTTGGTACCGCTTCGTCCGGAGGTCACCGTGAAAGTGAGATCCATCACTGACAGACGCCGCCAACTCTCCGTTTCCTTAAATTTGGACAAATTTTCGACTTTGGACATGGTATTTTAAGTGGAATCGAATTCGTTCTTTGTCGTTCAACTAGCCGCGAGCAAGCGCGGCGGACCCGCTCTCGCCGTGGTCAGACGGGCATATAATGTCATACAGATGACGGCGCGGCTGATGCGACTTCGGCCATTTTTTGCTTGCGGCGACGGTCTTTCAGTAACTCCTTGGCGCGCTCGATAAACGGCTTTTCGAAGCAATGCCATGAGATGCAAGCCATGCCGCAGGTGATGAGAAGCACATAGGGTAGAGCGCGCTCGCCGTCCAGCCACGTAAGTCGAAGATGCAGTGACATGATGACTGGTAAATGCCAAAGATATATCCCGTAGGAAATAGTGCCGAGATAGCGCAACGGCGCACTCAGCAGCAGCACGACCTGGCCTTGAAGACAGCAAGCGAGAAATATCAGCCACGCCCAGATCAGCGAGAGTGGCGTGCGTCCTACCACGCCCATCGCTCCCCCGGTCCATGAAAACTTCACGAAGTATTCGATGAACGTAACCGCGGGCACGGCAATCGCGAGCGTGATAAGCAGGGGTATCCAAGACTTTTTTACACAATAGGCAACCACGCGACGGCCTTGCTCCGACCGAACGAAACGCGCGAGCAAGATGCCTACGGCAAACTCGTCCAGCATGCCTGGCAGTTGGGTGATGATCCAGAAACGCGGATAATTTCCCTGCGGCCCGGTCACATCGGTGTTCGCGGTGAAGTAATAACGCCATACCCAAGCGATGCCAATCATCACCGTGACAAAGATCCAGGGTCGTGCATTCCTAAGAAGCGGCGCAAGGACGATCATCAGCAAATAGAACTGCATCTCTACGCCCACCGACCAGTTCACACCATTAATCGCCCCCTGGTATTGCTCGCTCAGATTGTGCACGAAGAAAAGATGAAGCAGCGCGTCGGGCAGCAGGCTTCCGTCGAACAGATAGTGCGGGTAGATGAAAATAATGAAGACCGCACACGTTAGGTAGTGGAGTGGCGCAATCCGCGCCAGTCGTTGAATGAAGAAGCTGAGCCTAAAGCCGTGCGGCTCCTTGTCGATACGAGAGAACGCCGAAAGCGAAATGACGAAGCCAGAAATGACGAAGAACAGATCGACGCCGATTCCGCCGACATGGAGCCACGAGAGCGGTCCCGATTGAGGAAATGTGCTCCACCCGAATAGCGCAATGACGTGCAGCAAAACTACTGATAGCGCAGCATACGCGCGCAGCACGTCGATTACCGGAAAGTACATTCGGACGTCTCCATTGAAATCCTTTATCGGCCCCATGCAGCGGCACGGCGCTACCTAGCATCGGGCGGCTTGCGCTCAATGGCGAAAAGCATCACGTTACTCTTGGGGCTAAGCGACGCATTCCACCCTGCCTGTTCTTATGCGCGTCGGATCGGTGCCTATTTGCTCGACTGCCCCGAGGATGCAGGTGGGCGCTGTATGCCATCTAAATTATGCCTTAACTCGCTACCCTTAATGCGTATTGCGTGACCTTGACGCCGGAACCCGCGCGCGGCTTCTAACTCGGGTGCCTTAAGGAGACCGTCTAGATCGCTTCAGTTGGCCGGCGACGCGTAATTGTTCATTATCGCGGGTTCACTGCGTCACGCCATTGCTCCGGGTGCGCCTCGACTTGAAACAAGTAGCTGGCAACGGCTGTAGCACCAGACACCTAGGCGCATCACAAGTCCGCGAAAACAGGAGGGGTGGTCGTGCGGCCTTACAGCGGCAATGACAGTAAGTCGTGACAAACCAAAGCGATATGGGTTTCGCGCAAACTGCGGCGAGCCGATGGTATCGCAATATTGTGAGATGCGGGCGTCGGCATCGCAAAAAATTTCATTCCATTACTGTTCCTATCCTGCTGTAAAATCCGCAAGCATTTTTATTAGCGCCCATCCAGCGACGCAGGCGACCGCACTTTGGAGTAATACCAGATGGCCGACGGGGATAAAATAGAAACGTGCAATTGCATGCCAAATGAAGGGTGGTCTTACCACACACAAGATAGCGCTGCTCGGCGAGCAATCGCTGCCGCCGTCGCGCCCAGTGAACGGGGAATAGGTTGGGGACGGCTGTCCAACGATCCGCCGCTCAGCACCGAACAAACGCTCCAACTCTTACGCAACGCGCATGCAAGTGCCGTCCAAGGCCTCGTACTCTCGTTTAGCCACGATGATTATGTGACGAACGTCGGCGGCGTCCAGAACTGCATCGGGGACGAACAGATCGCCTTACAGGCCGAAGGCTGGTCCTATCTGCATTTCTGCCCCAACGTCCCAAAACCGTCGCTTGCCGAACAATCGTCACTTTCGCAGAACGTCTGCGTCGTAAACCTGAACGGTAAACGCGCCGGTCTCGTGTTGATGTCAGACCTGCTGTTGGCCGTGCGCGAACTGAGCAAGAGCCGCGCCGAATTGCGATGCATTGTGCATCATTTGCTTGGCTACGCGCCGGAACATCTCTCCCTCATTGCTCAGGCTTGCGGTGCCCACACGAAGCCCTTTGTGTGGATCCACGATCTCTTCACGCTTTGTCCGACGTTCACGTTGCTGCGTAATGAAGCGACATTCTGCAACGCACCTCCGGCGACATCGGCGGTATGCGGAATCTGCCACGCTGGGCAAGACCGCGTCGTGCACATGCAGCGCGTGCAGCAGTTCTTCGAGACCACCGTGCCAGTCGTACTTGCGCCGTCGGAGACAATCGTCGAGTTCTGGCGTTCGCGGTACGGTTACAAGCACGCAGAAGTGCACATCGTGGAGCCGTGTTCCATTGAGTTCGTGTGCGACGCGCCCGCTTATTCTGCTGGGCGACCCCTAAAGGTCGCGTTTCTTGGAGCACCTGCGTATCACAAGGGCTGGCACACATTCGAAGCAATCGCCCGCTGGCACGCCCGAGACCCGCGCTATGAATTTGTCCACCTTGGCTGGCACGACGCGCAGGTCCCCGGGGTGCAATTCATCAAGACAGGGGTATCGCGAGAAGACCGCTCGGCAATGGTCCGTGCGGTGTCCGAGGCAGGAATCGACGTCTCGCTCAATTGGTCGCTTTGCTTTGAAAGCTTTTCGTTTACTACTCACGAGGCAATCGCCGCTGGCGCGTACGTGATCTCGCGACGCGGCGCAGGCCACGTCGCGCGTTTGCTCTCCACGACTTACGTGGAGAGCGGACTTCTATTGGCTTCGGAAATCGAACTGAGCGCTCTCTTCGCCGATGGCGAGATTAGGAAGCTGGTAGCGACCTCGCGCCGGCGCTTTGGTGTTTTGCATTACGGGCGCGGCGCCTCGTCCGTCCTTACGCGGGAAACTGTCTGTGCATAACGTTCATTGCTACACAAGCATCACATTCAGTTATCTGGACCGAGCACGCGTGCTGGCTGAAACCGTTCGGCGCCATCACCCGGACTGGACCATGTGGCTGTTGCTTTCGGACGAAGCGCCAGAGGGCTTTGAGTTCAACCTGACCGGCGAGAACTTCGATCATGTTCTGACCATTGGAGAACTCGGGATCCCCGAATGGCGCCGCTGGATGTTCGGTCACGATGTCGTTGAGCTTTGCACGGCCGTCAAAGGGCCGATGATGGCTCGTCTGCTGGAGCAAGGCGCGGAAGCAGTAGTCTACTTGGACCCAGATACGGCAGTGTTTTCGCCGCTTGACGATGTGCTCGCTATGCTGGAGAAACATTCCGTCGTGCTAACGCCGCACCTTTCGACTCAGGAGTCTTCGCCCGAAGGTATCCTGGACAACGAAATCGGTTCGCTTAAGCACGGCGTCTACAACCTAGGGTTCGCGGCCGTGCGCAACGTCCCCGAGGGAATCCGCTTTGCACGCTGGTGGCGTGACCGTCTGTTGGCGTTCTGTCACGATGACGTTCCCAACGGCCTTTTTACGGACCAGCGTTGGTGTGATCTTGTGCCTGCCCTGTTCGACGGCGTGGGCGTCCTGCGCAACAGTGGCTATAACGTGGCAAGTTGGAATCTGGGTAACCGTCCGATTTCCCTTGAGGCCGACGGGACGATTCGCGCTGGGGACGACAAACTGCGTTTCTTTCACTTTACGAAAGTGAACTCGGTCGGCGAGGGCATGCTTGCGAAGTATTCATACGGACGCACGGAAGTGTTTGAGCTTTTGCGATGGTATCGGTCGCGGCTCACCGCGCACACGGCCCATGGACTGCCTAACGGCTGGTGGGCCTTCGGCACTTACGCGGATGGTACATCGATAAAGCGAGCGCATCGACTTACGTGGCGTAATCGAGCGGACGTTCGCGCGCATTTCGAGGACCCGTTCGCGAGCGGTCCTGACTGTTTCGCACAATGGTGCGTAGCTGAAGGCGTTGCATGATTTGGCGTTCGGACGGCCGGCGCAACCTTGCTTGCGCACGAGTTTCGTCCGCCGCTTGTCATGCTCCTGCGTCCGCCATTTCATTGAATTGAACGTCTAAGACTCAGTAACAGGAGCATCTGACTTTGCCGGAACTCTCTACTCGATACGGTTTGCTCGAAGCGTTCAACGCTGACGACGACTTAATCAGCCGATTCCTCGCGAAATACGGCGAATGGGCGCAATATGAGCTGGCCTTCATTGCCGATTGCCTTCCGCGCGACGGCGCTATTGCAGATATTGGAGCATTTCTCGGCACATTCGGTTTGGGCGTCGCGCAGCTCAAACCCATAAGCAAGCTCTGCTTTGTTGACGCGAACCCGGTCACGATTCCTCTCTTGTGCAGGAATGTGGCCCGCAATCTAAAGGTGCCGTCGGTCGTGCTCGAAGCCGTCGTAGGCGGTGATGGGAACCAGCACCAGGGTGCACGTGTACACGGCAACATGGGTTCTTTCTCGGTCGCACAAGGCGGTTTAAGCGAAGGGGAGACCTCTGCTTGCGCAGTGGAGTCCGTATCGCTTCGTGAGTTAACCGAGCGCCACGGTCCGTTCGACCTCTATAAGATCGATGCCGAAGGCATGGAAGGCAAGATTTTGAGGGAGGATATAGCGTTTCTGCGGGACACGCAGAGTGCCTTCTGGCTGGAATGCAACAGTACGTCGGCGTCTTTGGACCTCGGGAAGTTGCTGCTTGATCACGGCTTTAAGGTGTTTTACTTCGCGTATCCGGCGATCAGTCGTGAAAACTTTAACGGCGAGCGTGACCGCGAATTTCCCTTCGCATATGAAGCAGGCCTGTTCGCCAGCAAGACGTTCACGCCCACAATGAGCAAAGAACTCATTGAGGCTGGCTGTGTACTGAAGGAGTTCGCCGACGTGGAGACACTGCGTGAGGCGCTCTGGCTAACGCCTCGTTGGTCGCCTAAGGAATGGGATGGGCGAGGCCTGCACGAGGTCGTCGCGCTTGCGAGCCATGCATTGCTCGGCGAAGAATACGTAGGCTTCCTCTGTTCCAACGAAGCAGAGGGCACAGCGCCAAAATGGGCCGACCCGCTACCCCTGCGTCTCCAAAAACGCCTCGACTCTGTTGCGCAGTGTCTGGCTCAGAGTTCAGAAGCGCTCGCCGAGGCAATCGAGACCCAGGCACAACTGCGTTCTGCATTCCAAACGACGTCTGAAGCGCTCAAAGCGCGTGAGATGGACCTTCGCGACTCGAAGTCGCTCGTTCGAGCCCACGAAATAATGCTGTTTAAAGAGCGAGAACGTAGCGGCGACGCGATCAAGCTCCTTCAAGCCGAACTCACCCGAGCCTTAATTGAGCGAGACGAGCTTGCAGCTGCGGCCGATGCCACGCACATGCATATCAACGCGTTGGCCGACCGGCTGAACGCCGTGCATCAATCGAAATCGTGGCGCATTTCGATGCCGCTTCGCATGGTCGGTCGAATGGTTCGTGGTGAATGGCGAGAGATGTATCGTTTGATCTGCGCAAGGCGATCGTCGTCTTAAACGATCACCGCTCGAACAAGAGCACAGGTGACTTTTTATCGCCTGATACGTCTAGTCGCGGCCATTATAAAAACGATGTAGGGACCAAAAATGCTATCTTTAAACGACATGCTACGGGAATTGGGGAGCGTAACGATCCGCTATAGCGCGGGGATGTACCAAGCGGACAGCGGCAACGTCCTCGCACGCGGGCAGTCAGAATGCAGCAACTCAGCAGAGGGCGCCGTCTGGAACGCCCTGCGCCTGAAGCGGGAGTCCGATGCGATGGAACAAACGAGCGTTGAAAAACGATCGGCGCTCGGTATCTCAAATCTAGGGCGCGTGGGAGGCGGTATTGACGTCAACTCTATACCGACAGCCGGGCAAGACTCTTACTGACTTTGCTCACGCACTTCTAGGTATCGGGCTTCCCATGCCGCGCAGCAGCCGTCTTCCTGGCCGCGATTATTTTGTGGGCAAACGCTCGGTATAGCACTGAATGCCTTAAGCCCTAACACATGGCGCCGCTTATATTTCAAGATAGGTTGCAGACAACAGCATGCCCGGCGCCCGACGCAACCAGCCTTCCGTTGGGGGCTCCGTTAAGCTAGGAGGCGCTGCGTTTGAATGTTAGCGTATAAGTCGAGCGCGGTGTCCGTAAAGAGCCCGTTCCCGTTCGTTCCCACCGCCGAGCGCCGCCGCCCGATGCTACCGGACGGCGTCTGGCGAGTTTACGCAATATCGCGGTGAAACCTGGCATTCAAACGACGATCGAGCCGTAGTTGATACCGAAATAACACCGCATCGCGGCTTGCAACTCGCAGTCGCCCAGCCAGTACCGGCCGTCCTCGGACCTTACGCCGCCCGGCGTTACTGTCCCAACACACGCCACCGCCTGAACTCCCAACTCGGCGTCGTGGATAACGCCGACGACGATGCGCTCACGCTCGATAATCGGCTGCGCCAGCGCTGGATCCATTGAAAACCGGCGCACCAGCTGCGCCGGACCCTGCATGGGCACATCGGTGTTGCGCTGCTCGGCTTGGGTTACCCAGTAGTCGAAGTGCGAACCCATCAGTTCGTCGACGAGCATAGCTTCATCTCCTTCGGCCATTTTTTTGCCACTCTTCAACCATGCGCTTTCGCTGCGCGGTGAATTCCTGCTGGCGTGGCGTAGGCGGGTCAGTCAGGCACGGCTCCGCATCCAGCTCCCGTTCGAAACACTCCCACACCGACCCCGCCAGATGTGGCGGGCCGTTGTCGGCGATCATCTTCCGAACCTGATCGGCGCGCATGATCATCGCGCGCAGCCTGTGTATCTCCCTGAGCAGCGTCAACACCGCTGGCGTCGGATTCCGGTCGTAAATTTCGGCCAGTTCTGCGGCGGTGAGGGGGCGACGGGGGCGCATGGTCGTTGGTTGCGGTACTGTATGGATGCACAGTATATCCAGGATTTCGCTGGTTGCATCTGGCACTATCATTGGAGAGTTCGACGGAGAATTTCATGTGCTATTCGGCCCAGATTGAGGCGGACTACCGGAAGTACGTCAGGATGTTCGGCGCTGCAATGAGCCTGCGCGCATTCGTGGATCTGTACTGGAGACGCAAGGGAAGCAACCTCAAAACGCCGATGGCAATGGATGCGGCGTTTTCCGATGCCGGGACCGACGAAGAGCAGCGCATCCGGGAACTGATTGCCGGATACAACAGACAGTCGAAGACGGCACTCGAGGAGGAACTGCTCCGGCAGCGAGCCAGGCTCGCCGACGCCGAGCGTGCGCTGGAAAAGAAGCCGACCAAGGCGGCCACCGAAAGCAGGCGCATCGCGACCGGCAAGATCGACGCTGCGGTGCGCCGGCTGGCCGATCTGGAGCGCACCGTCCCGGTAGAGGCGGATTCACGGATCTATCCAGGCTGGTACGCGCCGGTCCTGATCGTTCAGGACGGCCAGCGCGTTGTGGTGCCGATGCGTTACCGCTGCCGGCTACCTGGCTGGACCGAGCAGATGGAGAGGGACAAGCCGGGCACGTACAACGCCCGGCGGGATAGCCTGAAGCGGGTGTGGGCGAAGCTGTTCGGCTACAACCACGGCATCCTGATCGTCAACCGTTTCTACGAGAACGTCGAGCGCGACGGGAAGAATGTTGTCGTGCAGTTCGACCCGTCACCGCCACAACCGCTGCTCCTCGCCTGCCTGTGGGCGCGAACGGCGATACCGGGCGAACCCGATCTGTGGTCGTTTGCCGCAATCACCGATGATCCGCCGCCCGAGGTCGCCGCAGCCGGTCACGACCGCTGCATCATTCCGATCAGCCCGGCGAACCTCGACGCGTGGCTCAGTCCTGATCCGTCCAACCTGGCGGCGCAATACGCCATTCTTGATGACCGCGAACGGCCTTATTACGGGCATCGTGTGGCGGCATGAACCGCCCGTCGCCGGCGATGGTGCCTGATCGAACCGCTCCAAAGCAGTCCGGGTGGTCCAGATCGGGCGCGACCGCGTTCCACACGAAATCGTTCCGGTTTATGTGCGGCAAGACACATAGCGGGTGATCCGCATCCCTTAGCTCCGGTGCGAATTGTAATTTCGGTTGCAAAGGGCACTGTGCGACGATCAACAGTGTTGGTAACGAATGGAGGACTGAAAAGACATCTACCCTTGCTTTAACCAAATTACCCGAACTAGCGCTAACAAGCGCTAGTTCGGATGAGAGGCCATCAATATGAAGCAAAAAAGCCCTAGTCCTTTGACTCAACTCATATGTCAAATTTGAACATTAAGAATAGATTCGAGACACGAACTCTTTCAGACCAACCGGCCTTTCCGAGCGAGAAGCACATGATCTCAGATCCGTCACTGCCAACGAAAATTTAGAATTTGATTTTGACCGAATAACTTTGCTGCGGGGATAAGCCCGCACGTCTTCATCCAAACATTCCAACCACTTTCGCATGAATTCAAATAGAAATTTTCCCCTGTGCCGTTTAAACCGATCTAGCGACTGAAATTTATTTTTCAAATCATCAATATTATAAATAGAAAACAAATTTTTAGTTAAAAAGTCATCCTCTAATATTTTTTCGATTGAACTGCTTAGAATAACATCGTCAATCGAAATCTCGACGAACGTTTTTACATCCGGAATGCCATTCTCAAAACTGAGGCCCAGATGATGGCAGAGGAAAATATGAAAATTTATTGGACTTATAAGCGTTGCAAATTTTTCCAGTATCGATCTGTAGTTACACAAGATCAATTCATAGTCCTCGCTAGCGGGGTCAATTTTCATTTCATCCCGCACAATGCTTTCGATGACTATTTCGCCTACAAGGTAGTTCTCTACCGAATAGCGATCGCAACAGAAAATATCCTCGCCCGGCTCCTGCCCCTGCAGGTCGTCAAAGTCTCGGTCAACAAAGAAAAAAATGTTTCTGCTGAGGCCAGTCTCGTCGCTCGCCAACATGTTGCGAAAAGCGAGGAGCTGCTCTTTACCATTACCGGGTAA